TATATTAACAACGTTTAAATTCTTTTCAAATTTCAAATAGATTTTTCCTAAACAACATACAAGTAAATAATATATATTGTTAGTTTAAATGAATTTATATTATTAAATTACTTATTATTGCTTTATTTAATCTTTCTGTAAAAGATTGTAAATGTATTATAGATTTTTCTATACCTATACATTTCCTATTAGTATTTTTACAAGCAAAATATAATGAACCTGAACCAAAAAATGGGTCTAATATTGTATCACCTTCTTTTGTTGTCATTATAATAATTCTTTCTAATAATTGTATTGGAATTTGATTGCTAAATGTTACACATTTTTCATTAGATATATTTTTTATTAGTTGTATATCATTAATCCAATCATACATTCTTGCACCAACTTTTTCTGACTCTATACCATTATCTAATTGTTTTTGAATTTGTTTTTTTATACGATTATCATTTATATTTTTATAAGGTTGTTTTATAATATTAAAATTAGGAGTACAATTAAAAAAACCAATACTTCTATGAGCTTTAGCAGAAGAATTATTATTATAACACCACTGAATAATTTTATTAACTTTACCAATACCTTTACATACATAATTACTCATAGCTTCTGGATAATGTATAACAATTGTAGGATATAATTTAAATTTTGTAAAAAGATTTATATATTCTTCATCAGTCATAAAATCAGTATAATCTGGATATTTATATTTTATATTATATGGAGGGTCAGTTATTATATAATTAAATATTAAACTATCAATAATATCAATCATATTACAATTATATATAGTTGCTACATTATCTATAAAAAATATATTAGTTTCCATTATATTTGTTTATAATTTACCTTTATAAACAAATTTAAACTAACAAACTAATTGTATTAATTAAATAATTTAGGATAAAATAATTATTTTTTTAAATAAAAAAATGGAAGTATTTTTTTAACAACTTTATCATCTTGATTAAATGCTGTTTCTTTTTCAACATTATTTTTCTTATTTTTAGGATTATTAAATAACATTCCCCCATTTATTTCTTGTTGGATTTGATTGAATTCTAAATTTTTATCGTGTCCAGGAAATACAACATTTTTATTTATTTTAAAATATTCCACAAAATTATTAGAATATTTTTTATGTATCTGTTTAATTAACGATGATTTCAAAAATTCAGTATCATCCTTAATCCATTTATCCTTTTCATTTTTTATATACAATATTTTATTTTTTTTATCATAATGTAAAGGTCTCTTCTTTTCACCAACTCGTTTTAATTCTTTTAAAATCGTGTTTGAAAAACAAGACACATATTTGTCAGTTGATAATTTTATAAAATCTGCCATTGAAACATTAATTCCATCAATAAATTTTTTATAATTTATTGCACTTTTAGAAAATTCAGGCTTCTTATCCTTCTTCTTCTTATCCTTCTTCTTCTTATCCTTCTTCTTTTTATCTTTTCTTTTTTTTCTTTTCTTATCACTGTCGCTATCACTGTCGCTATCACTGTCGCTGTCGCTATCACTGTCGCTGTCGCTATCACTGTCGCTATCACTGTCGCTGTCACTTGATTCATCATCATTGTTTTCATCATCATTGTTTTTATCATCATTGTTTTCATCATCATTGTTTTCATCATCATTGTTTTCATCATCATTGTTTTCATCATCATTGTTTTCATCATCATTATTAAAATTATTTTCGTAATCATCTCCATTATTAAGGTTATTATAAACAATAATATCTTGACAAGTTTCGGCTTCGGGCACATGTGGTAATCTTTTAACTTTTATCTTACTTTTTTTAATATTAAAATCTTCATTATTATTTTCTATTTCATTAATAATAAGTTTAATATTTTCGGTTACGCTCTTGTTATCATCATTAATACTTGATGTTACGCTCTTGTTATCATCATTAATACCTTTATTTAAACTTTCAAATTCTAAATCTTTAATTCTCAATTTTAAAGAACATTCCTTTTTTAAACTTTCAATCTCCATATCTTTCATTTTTAATTCCATATCTTTCATTTTTAATTCCATATCCTTTACCTTTATTTGATTTTCTAGTTCAATCATTTTTAATTGAATTGTATTATCACTTATATTTGATGACGATAAAACTGAAACATTATCATCATCGTCTCCTTGAATATTAAGGATAACTTTTTTGCGTCTTATTTTTTTAATTGGTTGCGATGAAGTTGAAATTATTTCATTACAAATAGCATTATCATCGTCGTTATGATATTTTTTGATATGTTTATTTAAATTGGATTTTGAACTAAAACTTGATTCGCACATTTCACACTTAATATTCATTTATATACTATTAGATAAAAATCCTTTAAATCCTTTAAAAAATATATTCCCAGGATTCCCAGGATTTATTCCTAAAATATCAAAATTTATTTTTTTTCAAAAGTCTTTTTTGTTTTTTAAAAATAAAAAAAATATTTTTCTAAAATCCCAGGATTCCCAGGATTTATTCCCACCGTTCCCAGGATTCCCAGGATTTATTCCCACCGTTCCCAGGATTCCCAGGATTTATTCCCACCGTTCCCTAAACTATTAGTATTATTCCTTCTTTTTTAAGAGATTAAGAAGAAATAAAGATAAAATACTCTTAATTTAAGAGAAAAGACAAGACATTTTAAATAATAAGAAGGAAATAATTTGTTCCAAGAGTAAATATATATCCAAAAAAAAAAATCAATAAAAATCATTTTTCTTATAAGAATAGGATTTACTCTTTGAAGTTCAATGTCAAACTATTTATTTATATTATCTATCTTTTTTAAAAATATTAAAATGTTTGTTTTTATAAGAATAATAAAATGAAAATAACAATACCAAACTACATTCAATATAATATTCAACATTACACTTTACCATTTATAACCCGAGAAGCAAATGAAGATTTTTTTAAAACAGTCGCAGATGCTAACCAATATATTTTAAATAATTATTGTAATGAAAAATATGAGTCATATAACAAGCAAAAGGATTTATATACTGAACGAACATATACAAACGTGCAAATGATTTCGCAAATAACAAAGGCAATTTATATTATAGAGCAATCCATTTTACATAACAAATTATTACCTTGTTTAATAAATGATTATCAAAAAAATACAACCTATAAAATAATAACAAAGTTTATGACTGAAGAGATGAGTCAAAAATATGAGTCGCAATTAAATGAATTAAAATTAATTCATAAATCAAATTTACAACAACGATATAAATTTATAAAAGATAATAAGAATGAAATTATTGAATATCTTTATTTAATTAAACAAGACTATATTATAAAAAATAAAAATAAAAAAAGTGAATATTATAAAAATTATAATCAAAAACGAAATGAGTTATTAGGAATACAAAAAAGACAATTATTAACAGAAGAGCAAAAAATAATAAATCGGCGGGCGAGTCAAAAAAAATATAGAAATTTTAAAAATATAAAATAATTGAAATACTTAAAATAAATAATATTTTAAAAAATTAATTATATTTAAAAAAAAATTGATTTGAATTTTTGAATTAATATAAATGATATAATAACTAAATACTTTAATAATTAATAATGATGATGCCTACTGCCAATGAGGATATTGAATTTCATAATGTTATTAATATAATAAAAAGAAGGGTAATAAATTTGAACAGCGGCACATTTGTTTTTAATAATTTAAAACTTGATTTTATAAATAGATTTATAGAATCTTCATTTCAATTTGTTCTTTTTAAAAAAGAAGAGGTAACTGAAATATTAGAAGCAGGTGAAATTGATATATACGATGTTGAGGATGAAGACAGCATATATGAATTTAAAGATGTTTATTTTCAAGCACTAGATGATGATTGTATAGAAAGATTTTATTATAATATTACAATGGAAGATATTACAATAATGAGAAAATTATGCAAAATCGTTCATTGTAATAATGAAGGTGATGATGATGACATTGATGAGGAAATAACATTTAATGAACAAATTAAAATAATTTTATGCGGTATTCTTGATAGTGAATTTTTATATGAAGTTCATTGTAGTGAAAAATACTTTTATGTAGAGCCAATGAATAATTTAAAATAAATAATATTTTAAAAAATAAATAATATTTTAAAAAATAAATAATATTTTAAAAAATAAATAATATTTTAAAAAATTAACTATATTTAAAAAAAAATATCAAAAAATATTTTTTATCTTAAAATATTTTTTGATATTATGGAGATTGAATCGTTAAGACCTTTTTTTGGCCGCATGGGTGGTAAAAGTAGAATTGCTAATAAATTAATATCTTTATTTCCTGATCCAAATTCATATACAACTTATGTTGAGCCGTTTATAGGGGCAGGAAATATATTTTTTAGAAAACCTTATCAATCTCAAACCGAAATTATAAACGACCTTGATGATATCGTATATGATATTTTTAAAGGTGTTAAAACTCAGGGTGACCTTATAGAAAAATTAAAACCTATTCCATTTTTATCTAAATCAAAATTTAAATTATTATTAGATAAACCAAATAAAACTTGGATTGATAAATTAATTATTATTAAAACTTCTTTTTTTGCGCAAGGTAAATCATATGGGAAATCTCTAAATGATTATAAAAAAAAATATATATTACAAAATACCGATTTTATTAAATATAAAGATAGACTAAAAAATGTTAAAATAACTAATTTATCTTTTGAAAAACTTATTGATAAATATAATAATTCAAATACATTTTTTTATTTAGATCCTCCTTATGAAGCAAGTAAAGATTACTCTAATTCTGTTGATCCGCAAGATATGTATAATGCTGTTAAAAAAATAAAGGGTAAATTTATGTTGTCATATAATGACTCACCAATAATTCGTAATTTATTTAAAGAGTTTCATATTCATAATATTAAAACTATGTATGAAGTTGGGGGAACTTTTCAAAGTTCTACTAAACGGATAATTAATGAAGTTTATATTACAAATTATTAAATATTTCGTATTTATTTAAAAAAAATATAAATTACATTTTTTTATTTTATATCAAATTAATACCTTATTTGCTTGGTAAGTTATAACATTTTTAAAGTTTATTTTAAATATACAAGTGTTTCGTATCCATCTTCTTCTTCGGCGGCTTCTTGCGGGCGTTCCTGTAAGGTAATTAAATTGGCGTATTGAGTAATATAGTTGTTTAAGATAATTTCAAAATCGGCGACGGATAATTTGAATTTTCTAGTGATGATTTTTTTTAAAGCGGCGATTCTTTTTTTTTCGGTTGGTCCTGTTTCAACGCTTTTATATAATTCATAATCGTTCAATATGAAT